AACTGGTGAAATTGTTGCCGTTGAAAATGTAAACAACTCAGGAGGTAATTAATCATGTATGCAAGTGAAACATTCGGAAGACTTTTCTGGGTAGATGATAATTATGACTTCAAATCATGCCCACTATGTGTAGATGGTACAGGTGATTTTGATGTAGAAGATTATGTTTCAGAGTGGGAAGATTGGGATGATGTAGATTATAATAAACTCTTTAATATTCATAAGTTCTGTATATTGAATAAGATGAATCATGCAGGTAGTCTAACACATAGAGAAGCACCAGTTGTTGATACTTTTACAGAGAAAGATACGATGACTAATTATAACTGGAATCCGTCATTCTATAAGGAGTTGGTAAAAGATTATAACTACAGATTCCCTAAGTTTATGGAAATCAGTTACCCTAATCATACAGAGGAGGATGTAAACAAATGACAAAGATTCAATGGACAATGTTAACAGTTAGTGGTATAATGTTTATAGTTGGTGTTAATGTATGGGCAGCAAAGAGAGATGCAAAGTTATTAGAAACATATACACAATCATCCGTTATATACAAACAACTACCTGTAATCCCTTTCTCTGAATAACAATGAACACCGATGAATTACAATCCTATTATGCACAACAAGCACTAATAGATAGAAACCAAACCCAAGGATTAAGCACTTTAATTGATAACCAGAAGACACAATCTGAGTATGCAAAGTGTTATCGACCTTACCGTAGTATAAACAATTACTAACATGGAGTTTTCCACAGTTTCTATTACTTTCTGTGGAAAACTATGCTATTATGTGTTACTTTTCCACAATTAATGGTTAAATTAATGTATAAGCGTTCTCTAAACCTTTTCCACAATGTGTTATAAATAGAGGGTTAATCTGTGGAAAAGGTGTTAAGAATGTGTGGAAAATGCGTTGAGTTGTTGTTATCTAAGCGAGCACAGTATAACACGAACTCGCTTTAATTGTCAAACCCTCGATAATATTTTGTAACCCTAATCGTTTTTTCGTTATATCAGGGTTTCGTTATAAATATACACACTAATTGACTATAACCCTTATTAATGTTAGACTAACTCAGTAACACTCACACGGCACTAATCCTATGTCAGTTCTTTACAATCAAGCAACAAAGAGTAAGTATAGAATAACACTGGAAGTTGACGCACTAGATGACTTTAATCCACATCAAATTGACTGGAGAAAAGTATTAGATATGCAAGACAATGAGTCCGTTGAAAGTGTTATCGAAGACATGAGTAATCCTGTCAGTTGGTAATAACAAGGGGGACGCATAAAGCGTATGTTAAGTATAGACCAATTCACTCAAGTCTCTAAAAGGTTTGTGATACTTAAGTAAACACAATTTCAATCTTTATTATGTCAAACAGCAGCACACAGTTTGTATCATCGAACTTTGCAGAATTTCTTTTAGATAATGCAAACAATGGCAATGAAATCCTATCAGTTCTAGATGATATCGTAGAGGGTGCAGATACAGTGTTATAAATGATAAGAACTGTGAGGGGGCAGTTAGTGTTACTTTCCCCTTTACACAGTTGTTGACATATAGCAGTGTAATATGCTATAATGATAATACCGTGAATGAGCAGTGTTTTCCCGTTTGTTTATATTTTGTGCGGGGCGGCGTTGTTAAAAATCGATAAGTCCCTAACCTACAAAAGTGGGTACATGCGAGAGATGTATATAAAAAACGAAAAAAAATTTCCCCAGTATATAAAAAATTCCTCTATAGTTTTTTAAGACCATAGGGGTTTTTTAATATACGCCTACTTAGAGATATGCCTACTACTTACCACATCTACGCAAAAGAGACGGTATTATATTGTAATATTTCAGAGAAAGATTTCAAAGAGAAGTGGGAACTACTACAAGTAATGGTAGGGTTACTGAAGACAGAGTATACTACCAGAGACTTGTCGTATATCAAATTGAGTGGAGATAGTTCGGTTATCCAGAAAGAGTTATGGGAAGAAGATTCTTATTGACATATACATATATTCTTAGTATAATGTATATGTAATTACAACACGCTATGGCAAAAGGATTTACAGTTAAAGCCAATGCACCCAAACCCAAGAAGCAAGAGGAGTGGGACATTGATGCGATTAAAGGAAGAATGAAAGGAAAGCAGATAGTATTCTGTCTTCCAGGTCGTGGAGTATCATACATCTTTCTGAAGAACTTCGTGCAGTTATGCTTTGATATGGTTCAGAATGGTATGTCTATCCAGATATCACAGGACTATTCTTCAATGGTTAACTTTGCAAGATGTAAGTGTCTTGGAGCAAATGTACTCAGAGGTCCAGATCAGATACCTTGGGACGGCAAACTAGCATACGACTACCAGTTATGGATTGACTCGGATATTGTCTTTGACACTAACAAGTTCTGGCAGTTGTGTGATATGATGGTTCCAGAGGACGCAGTGAATGAAGACGGTACAGTAGACGAAGAGAAGACTAAGGATATTGTTTCTGGATGGTATGCAACAGAGGATGGCAAGACTACATCTGTCGCACACTGGTTAGAGGAAGATGATTTCCGCAAGAATGGTGGAGTTATGAATCACGAAACCGTCGAAAGTATCTCTAAAAGAAAGAAACCTTTCACAGTAGACTACGCAGGTTTCGGTTGGTTGATGATTAAGAAGGGCGTATTTGAAGCAGAGGCAATGAAGTATCCTTGGTTTGCTCCAAAGATGCAAGTCTTTGAATCAGGTGCAGTACAAGATATGTGTGGAGAGGATGTAAGTTTCTGTTTAGATGCAATCGAAGCAGGATTTGATATCTTATGTGACCCTCGTATTCGTGTAGGGCACGAAAAATCTCGTATTATATAATGAATCCTATCAAGGAATGGGTAGAGCATCATCTACCCAATAAGAATGATGAAGATTTATGGTATTTGGCATCAGAAGTATTGACAGAACTCTCTAAGAGAGATAAAGTAAGTTATAGGATTCGTGCAACTGACGAATCTGTTGAACAAAAACTTCAATCTTTGTGACTTAATGCTATTTCTTTCGTATCTCGGTCTAGCAGCGATTCTCGCAATATGTGGATTCGCTTGCTACCTTAAATTTTATAACCCACATTAAACATGTCAAAAGTAGTTAGTTGGAATTCTGAACAAAATATAGAATCGAAACCAAAAAAGACTCGTCAAGGAAAAGGTAAACACACTACCTACGGACCGACCTCTCGTAATAAGAGTAAAAAACGGTATCGTGGTCAGGGACGATAAATACAAGGGACTCGAAAGAGTCCTTTTTTTATTGGAATATTTCAAATGAAAGATTTTTTAGACAATCTGGGTAATCATCAACATCAAAAGATGCTACGAGAGATAGCAAATGACGACCAAACACCTAAAAAAAGAGATGTAAGGGTAGAAAATGACCTATATGAGCCTGATGGACTCGATTATGAAGTAGATTTAATGGACAATGGAACGAATTTTACTAACCTTCAGGAATTTTAGTAAGAAACCCCTATAAATAAAAGATAATCGGTGTATTATAGTGCCTCTACAACGGGTAAGTCAAAGTTTTAAAGATATAAGTATGTCATTTGGGGCAAACCCATTGACAAATGACCTTATTGCGATAAAAAATGCGAATGCAATTTCTAGATCAGTAAGGAATATTGTTATGACCATACCTGGAGAGAAACCTTTCAACCCAGACTTTGGTTCTAACGTTAGAAATCTCTTATTTGAGAACATGGACTCCATTTCTGCGGGTCTTATTGTTGATGAAATAAGAACTTCTATTCAAAATTATGAACCAAGAGTGGAATTGATGACTGTAGAAGCATTCCCTGACTTTGACAACAACTCTTATGATGTAAATATCGTATATGATATTATAGGTGCTGATATACCACCACAAGAATTACAATTTGCTTTAGAATCAACTAGGTAAAATGCCGTTAGTTAATTTCTCTAACCTAGATTACGATCAGGTTAAGACAACTCTTAAGGAGTATTTGCAGACAAACGCTAATTTCACGGATTATGACTTCGAGGGGTCTAATCTATCGACGATTTTAGATGTTTTAGCATACAATACTTACATTACTTCGTACAATGCCAACATGGTAACGAACGAAGTGTTCATTGATAGTGCAACTCTGAGAGAAAATGTTGTTTCGTTAGCAAGAAACATAGGTTATATACCCCGTTCAAAGACATCAGCAAGAGCAACGGTTAGTTTTACTGTAGATTTAACTTCAGTTACACCTGCTCCATCATCTTTAACACTTAGAAAAGGTCCAGTAGCATCAACAACAGCATCTTTTGGTAATCAATCCTTTATTTTCTCAATTTTAGAGGATATTACAGTTCCAGTTTTTAATGGAGTAGCATCATTTAGCAATATTAACGTATATCAGGGTACACTTTTATCTAAAGACTTTACTTTTAGCAGTGCCGACCCAAATCAGAAGTTTATTTTACCAAATTCTGGTATTGATACTGATTTAATTACTATAACAGTCAAAAATAATGAGCAATCGACGACTGGAACCAAATATGCTTATCAAAATAGTCTTTTTGACCTTGATAAAAACTCATTAGTCTATTTTTTACAAGAAGTTAGTGATGAAAGGTATGAAATCTTCTTCGGAGATGGAATTTTTGGAAAATCTTTGACTGGAGGTAATTTTATTACTGCAGAATACATTGTTTGCAACGGAGATAGTGCAAATGGTGTTAGTGGATTCTCATTTTCAGGAAAATTAAGTTATAATCGCAATAATTTAAACTATTCTGTAACAAGTGGCATCTCTTTACTTACAACTGGACTTGCTTCAAGCGGAGGAGAGGAAATTGAGAGTGTTGAATCGGTTAAAAGGTATGCACCACAGATTTATGCATCTCAAAATCGTGCTTTAACCTCAAATGACTATGAAACATTAATTCCATCACGAATTTATCCCGAAACTGAGTCAATTTCAGTCTTTGGTGGTGAAGAATTGATACCTCCTCAGTATGGAAAGGTCTTTATAAGCATAAAACCAAGAACAGGTGACTTTTTACCTAATTTAATCAAAGAAAATATTAAAACTAAACTTAAAAAGTATGCAGTTGCTGGAATTGTCCCAGAAATTCTTGATTTGAAGTATCTTTACCTTGAAGTTGACTCAAAAATTTATTATAACACTAATTTAGCACCTAATTCTGCATATGTTTCTACTTTAGCAACTCAAAATACCACAAAGTACGCAGAATCAACTGAATTAAATAGATATGGAGCAAGATTTAAATATAGTAAATTCCTTAAGGTGATTGATGATAGTTCAGATGCTATTACTTCCAATATTACAACAATTCAAATCCGTAGGGACTTAAGAGTTGTAATTAATGCCTTTGCTGAGTACCAAATTGGATTTGGTAATGAATTTTATATCAAGAGTATGGATGGGTACAATATTAAGTCTACTGCTTTTAGGGTAAGTGGATATACACAAGATTTATATCTTTCTGATATACCTAATACAGACAAAGAAACAGGTTCACTCTTTTTCTTTAGTCTTCCTTCTCCAAACTCAACAAGTCCATCAATCGTTAAGCGAAATGTTGGAACTATTGATTATAAGAAAGGAATTTTGACCATTAATCCAGTTAATGTATTGACTGGTAAGATGAAAGATGGTCAACCTATTATAGAAATATCTGCATGTCCCAAATCTAATGATGTTGTTGGATTACAGGACTTATATTTGCAACTAGATATAAGTAACAGTAATTTTGAAACAGTTGTTGATGATATTGCTTCAGGGTTAGACCCATCAGCATCAAACTATATTGTAACCTCCAGCTACCATAACGGTACACTAGTAAGATCATAAAATGTCAATAAAAAGAGTTCAGTTTAATAATATAGTACAAAACCAACTTCCTGAATATGTCAGGGATGAATTTCCGTTGGTTTCTGACTTTTTAAAGACATATTATATTGGAAATGAATATCAGGGTGCTCCTGCTGATTTAATTCAGAATATAGACCAATATTCTAAAATAGATGAACTTACAAACCTAGTTGACTTTGTTGCATTAGGTAGTGCGATTACAGAAATAGATGAAACGATTTTAATTGATGTTGCAACATACCCTCAAGGAACTAAAGGATTTCCAGATACTTATGGTCTGCTAAAAATTGATGATGAGATTATTACATATACTGGAAAAACAGATATTTCTTTCACTGGTTGTGTTAGGGGATTTTGTGGAATATCTTCTTATAAATCAGATACTAATCCAGATGTACTAGTATTCAATTCAACGACCTCTGAGACGCATACAAAGGGGTCTCAGGTCACTAATCTAAGCATCCTCTTTCTCAAACAATTCCTTCTAAAAACCAAATATCAACTATTACCTGGACTTGAAGATAGGAGTTTGCATTCTGACCTAAATCAGAATGTTTTTATTAAGCAAGCAAAGGACTTTTATCTAAGTAAGGGTACTGACCAATCTTTTGAAATTTTATTTAAAGCTTTATATGATGAAGAAGTAAAAATCATTAGACCGAGAGAATTTTTATTTACTCCATCTAATGCACAGTATAAAGTAACCAATGATTTAGTTGTTGAAGCAATTGAAGGAGATCCAGTAGATTTAGAATTATCAACACTATTCCAAAATCAATATGGTGCTGATATTGAAAAAGCATATGCTCCTATTACTAGTGTAGAGAAAGTTTTTACAGGAACTGCAACTACAGCATATAAACTTAGTGTTGATGGTGGATATAATAGAGATGCCAGGGTTGATGGTGCAATGTATGGTGCATTCTCTATACACCCTAAAACTAAATTGATTGGACAAGTAAGTGCTGGTACTACTACACTTGATGTTGACTCAACTATCGATTTTACATCTTCAGGTGAATTGTCAGTAATTTATAATGATGCTACAACAGGAATTGTTACTTATACATCAAAATCTACAACTCAATTCTTTGGGTGTACTAATATTACAGGTATTATAGAAGATGCTGCAAATATTGGAATTAATACTTATGCATTTGGAACTTCATTCTCAGATTCTACTAAAACTATTAAAGTAAGAGTTAATAATGTTTTAGATAAACTAGAATATTCTAATAAGACTAAAGGTTATTCTAAAGGTAATACTGCTAGAATAAAAACTTTAGGTACAAATGTAAATACTTCTAAAGGTAAAAATTGGTTTTATAATGTATCTCCAGGTTATAATGTTACTAAAGTAGTATTAATTGATAGTATTGATTTAACTTATCAAGTAACTACTAGTGTAGATACAATTTTTAAAATAGGTGATAGTGCTACTATTAAAGGAACTGATGGAATTGATAGATTAACTACTGTCATCTCTTTAAGTGCAGCAAATTCATTTATTATTAAAGGACAAGGAAATCTTATAGTAACTCAAAATTATACTATTCAACGTAATTTATCTAAAGGAAGGTCAAATACTTTTAGCAATCTAGAAAGATATTCTACTAATATTCAAAACCTTTATAAGAAAGGAACTGATTTAATAGTAACATCCCCATCTATTCCTTCATATAATGATCAACCATTAAATGTTTCTACTAGGTCTGCAGTTTTTTCAGGTACATTCCGAGGAGATACCTTTAAGATTTCTGACCAGGAGCATGGATTCTATACTGGTGATGCAATTTATTATGTTCCTCAAAAAGTTCCTTACACTTATTACGATTCATTCTATCAGACAAAGGAAGGTACAAGAGTTAACTCATCATTATTTACTACAGATTTAGAATTTATAATAACAGGTAATAATAATGGTGTTGATGTATCTGATAGAACACCTCCTAATGAAGGATTGTATTTTGTTAAGAGGATAGATTCTACAACAATTAAACTAGCAATGAGTAGGTCGGACCTTAATAAGTCTGTTTTTGTATTCTTAGATAATACTACTGTTGTAACTGATAATATAATCGAACCATATGCACTTAGAAATAGTACATTAGAATCACAAGAACTTGTAAAAGAGATAAAACTTCCAACTGATGATGGAGTTGTATATCCAACTACACCAGGAAGAACGGGTATTTTAATAAATGGTGTTGAAGTATTAAATTACAAGTCAACTGATTTACTTACTTACGGAAAAATTAATTCTATTGATGTTATTAGTAATGGAAACAATTATGATATTATAAATCCTCCTCTTTTAAATATTAATGATACTGTTGGAACAGGAGCAACAGGATATCCTGCTATTTCAGGTTCTCTACAGCAAATTCAGGTTATAGACCCTGGTTTTGATTATACAGAAACACCTATTGTTAATATTACTGGTGGTGGTGGAGAAGGAGCAGTTGCTTCTGTAAACATGAAATCTATCATTCATAAGGTTTCATTTAATTCAGGTGTTCCTTTTGCTGGTGCTGCTTCTACATCTTCAATTAATATTACAAATAATACTATTGGTTTTGGGGAAGTTTATCATAAATTTAGAAATGCTGAAGAAGTAATTTATAATTCAGACGGACAAAAGGCAATTGGTGGACTTATAGATGGGTCAAGTTATTTTGTAAATGTTATAGATGCATATAATGTAGGAATTCATTCTACATATGCTGCTGCTATTACTGGTTCTAATGCTATATCTTTAACCGAATATGGTATTGGTAAACAAATACTAAGGTCGGTCAATACAAAGTCAGTTATTGATGCTATTAATGTCCTTAATAGTGGAAGTAATTATCAAACTAAAAAAAGAACTACTCAACCAGTAGGAGTTAGCACAGTTCTTGATAATATTAATATTGATAATCATGATTATGATTCTGGACAAGTTGTTAAGTACACTACAGAAGGAACTCAGATTCAAGGTCTTGTAAGTGGAACAGAATATTATGTAACTAAAGTTGATAAAGATAATTTTAAATTATCTACAACACAGGATTTATATAATACAAAACAATATATCGATATTAAATCTACTGGTGTTGGTACTCATGTTTTTAATTATCCAGATATTAATGTTTCATTAGTTGGAAATGTTGGAATAACTCCAGTAGGAACGGAAACATTTAAAGCAAAAATTCAACCAATTTTTAGAGGAGAAATTACCTCTATACATTTATCCAATAATGGTTCTGGATATGGTTCTGCAGAAGTTATTAATTTTAATAGAGAACCATTTGTTGCATTTATTTCAGGAAGAGATGCACAATTACAACCAATTGTTAGTAATGGAAAAGTTATTGATGTTATTATTTTAAATTCTGGCAGTAATTATATTTCTCTTCCAGATTTAGTAATAGATGGAGTTGGTATAGGTGCAATATTAACACCAGTTATTGAAAATGGTAAATTAATTGATGTTAAAATTATTTCTGGAGGAATAGGATATTTACAAGCATCTACTAATATCACTGTTTTAAATTCTGGAAATGGTGTTAAATTAAAAACTAATATACAAACTTGGAGAATAAACCTATTTAATAGAGATCCTAATTTTACAGCAGATGATGGATTTATTACTAAAGGTAATATGGGTCTGCAGTATACTCATTTGTATGCACCAAGAAAACTTAGAGAAGTAATATATTCAGTAGACCAGTCTGGTAGAAGTTTATATGCAAGACCTGATTTAAGAAGAGTAAACAATACTGAGGTTGCTTCAGAATTCCATTCTCCTGTTATTGGATGGGCATATGACGGCAATCCAATATATGGACCATATGGTTATCTTACAAATGAAGGTGGAACAATTGCTCAAATGCGGTCTGGATATTCTTTAGATATAAAGGAAGGTAGACCATCTACTGCTGTTTATCCAGAAGGATTTTTCATTGAAGATTTTACTCATAAGGAAGTTAATGATAATGCAGTATTAGATAAAAATAATGGAAGGTTCTGTGTTACTCCAGAATATCCTAATGGTACTTATGCTTATTTTGCAACTATTGATAATTCTGAAGCTGCATCATCAGGACCATTTGATGGATATAAAGAACCAAAATTCCCATATTTAATAGGAGATAATTATAATTCTACTCCAAACGATTTTAATAATGATATTTTATCAACACAAGATGTATTTGATTTTGATGGGTGGTCTAGGAATACTCAACCTTATAATTTAATTGATAAAGAACTTAATTATAAGTATCTTTCCATTCCAAATAATTTATTACAAACTGTAGATATTAATGGAGTATTTCCAGGTACTGTTGATGGTATTGGAATTCAGACTGGTGGACAATTCTATAGAGTTGGTGATAAAGCAGTATTTGATAATACTAATACTCTGGGTTTAGGTGCTGCTGCTAAGGTATCACATCTAGATGGAAAAACTGTAAGTAATGTAAGTGTTGCAAGTAGTGTTATTACTGGAGTAGAAATATATCCATCTGATGCTGACGGAGAATATGAAATAGTATCCCCCAACCCTCATAATTTCTATAATACTGAATTAGTTAAAATTAGTGGATTATCTACAACTTCATCTAAGATTGGTGGTGTTTATAATGTGGGTGTTAGTACTAATACCTGGTCATTGACAGGTGTTGGTGATACTACTATAGGTGTTAAATCAGTATCAGTAACAGGAATAGTTACTTTCTTAAATGTTGCTGGTAATTTATCTAATAGTAGAATTAGAAGTAATGATATTATTGGAATTGGAGCAGAAAAAGTAAAAGTCTTAAACATAGAACCTTTATATTCTAGAATTAGAGTATTGAGAGAAATCGATGGTACTGTTGGAGTATCACATACAGTAACAACAGTTCTTTATGAACAACCCAGAAGATTTACTGTTAATGCGGGATTTAATACAACTTATGACTTTAAAGTAAATAAAGAAGTTTATTTTAACCCTACTCATACAGTGGGATTAGGAACTCTTACTGGAGTTGGTATAGGAACTGTTATTGGTCTTAATAACCCAGGTGCAGGTATAACTGAAATCTTTATTCCTACAAAATCACTTTATATTCCAAATCATGGATTAGCAACTGGAGATAAACTTACATACTCCACTAATACTGGTCTTGGTATTTCTATTGCTTATGATTCTAACGTATCAATAGCAACTTTACCTTCTACTGTTTATGTTGCAAGAATTAGCAATGATTTAGTTGGTTTAGCAACTGTAAGAGTTGCTCTTGGTTCAACTGGTACATTTAAAGGAATTGATAATGGATTTACAAATTCTACAACACTATTCTTTACTGGAATCGGTACAGGAACATATCACAGTTTTAAAACTACTCATGAACCAATAACTGGTGAAATATCCAAGCATATTGTTACTGTATCTTCTGCACAGACACATGGATTGACAAATAACGATATAGTTAATGTTTCTGTTAATCCTATTACTTCTAAAACCTTTACAGTAAAATATAACAAGTATAATAGACGACTTGTAATTAATCCTACAACAGTTACTGCTGCTAATATAAGCACAATAGAAAATTCCTTTACATTAGTAAATCATGGATATGAAACTGGTGATAAGGTTATTCATACCGCAAGTGTATCATCAGGTGGTCTTACTAATGATGCAATTTACTTTATAGTAAAGGTTGATAATAATACATTTAAATTATCTAATACTTATTATAAATCAACACAATTAAAACCTGCAATTATTAATATTACAAGTGCTCAGGATGCAACATTTAGTTCTATCAATCCACCATTAAAATTATATAAAGATTCTACTGCTATTTTTGATTTATCTGATTCTTCTCTTGGTTATACAAATCAAGGTGCATCTTATCCTGCATTTAAATTTAATCTTTATTCTGATAAAGACTTTACTGAATTATGGAATACAAGTAAAACAACTAGAAATTTTGAAGTTCAGAGAACAGGTATTGTTGGTGTAGATGGTAAAGTTACTTTAAAAGTAGATGGTAATATACCTGAAATTCTATTTTATAAATTACAACCTATTTCTGAGAATAATTTACCTGATTTATTTAAAAATATTATTATTGACCCAGTAATTTCTAATAGTGAATTACAAGTCAACAATAGTCTTTATAATGGTCAATATAATATTACTATTGGTTCTACAAGTTCATTTAAATATTCTATACCAAATGCACCTGAACAATCCTCTTATACATCATCTTCTTCAGATTTAAAATATAATACCGAATCTACGAGTGCTTTTGGTACTATTAATAAGTTTGAAATTATTAATAAAGGGCAAAATTATTATTCTCTTCCTGGTATTTCTAGTATTACTACTAAGAGTGGTAAAAATGCTTTAGTTGAAGCATCTAGTGATTCTATTGGAGTAATTTCAAGAACTAAAATTAAAGATATTGGATTTGATTATCCTTCCGATCCTACATTATTCCCTAGTGTTAATTTACCACAATTTGTTACTATTAGAGATCTTGCATCTTTAGAGTCTGTTGGAGTAACATCAGTTGGAAAAGGATATGGTATTGCACCAAAATTAATTGTTTTAGATGGAGAAACTAAAAAAGAAGTACCTGACGTTGATTTAAAATATACTTTAGGTAATTCTAAGATTGAAATTCTTAGGAATACTACAGGCATGTCTATGTTGCCTCCAACTATTCTTCCAACTGAAAATTCAAATGGTGTAGGAATTAATACTATTTCATATAATCCAAATACAAAAGATGTAACAGTAGAATTGAATGTTGGATTTAGTACTGCTGATACCTTCCCATTTAATGTAAATGATAAAGTAATCGTAGAGAATGTAAGTGTTGGAGTTGGTTCAACTGGATTGGGTTATAACTCTGTAAATTATGATTATACGTTATTTACAATTAGTCAAACTCATCCAAATATAGGTGGAATTGGAGCAACAGTTACTTATAATATGGGTAACTTAGTTGGTGCTGGTAAGACTATTGGAGAATTTGTACCTGCTAATTCTGCTGGAAGAATTGTTCCTGAAAAATACTTCCCTGTATTTGAAACTACATTAACAACTAATGAATTCTTTGTGGGAGAAGAAGTTAAATCTAATTCTGCAACTGGATTTGTTGAATCTTGGGATACAAATGATGGAATTTTAAAAATATCATCACAAGATGATTTTGTATTAGATGAAGTAATTAAAGGTTCTTCTTCTAATACTCAGGGTATTGCATCATCAATAACTTCATATGATGCTCACTTTAAACTGAATGCCTTCTCTAAAGTAGAGAAAGGAAATGAAACTGACTCTGGTGTTCTTAATTATAATATGCAAAAGATTCAGGATAGTTTCTACTATCAGAACTTCTCATATTCTTTAAGATCTAAAGTTGATTTTGATACTTGGGATGATTTAGTAAGTAGTGTCAACCATACTTTAGGATTTAAAAAATTCTCTGATTATCAATTAGAGACTAATGCAGAAAATAGCATGACAGTTGGGTTATCTACTAACTTAACTTCATTTGAAGTAGTTAATGATTTAATTGGTTATGGAGATTTAAATTGTGATTATGACTTTGATTTAGTAAAAGAAAATTCATTATCATTAGATTTAAAAATAGCATCTGATGAATTAGTCTTTAATAGTAGAGTTCTTACTGACTATTTTGAATCTATAGGTAATAGAGTACTTTCAATTGATGATATTAGTCCACAATTCAATAGTCATCCTAGAGCAACCGCATTTAGTGTTGCTGCTTCATTCCCACTATCAGATGTCCGTTCTCAAAAATATATTACTTATGTAAAAGATAAAAGATTCTTAGGACAAAGACAATTAATGGTTGTTGATATTGTTCATGATAGTTCTATAGGATATATGAACCAGTATGGTAGAGTGGAAACACAATATGACCAAGGTTCTTTTGATTTCAATATTGCTGGTAATAATGGACAGTTATTATTCTATCCTACAAAGTCTGCAGTCAATGACTATTGGGTCATGGCTCTTTCATATAATTTAAATGACAACTTCTTATCTGTTGGTGCTACAAGTTTTGGTGGAGTTGTAACTCTTGATTCTCAAAGTGTACAGGTAGCATCTGGTACTCCAACTACTATTGTAAGTGTAGCAACTACATATCGTTCTATCAAATCACTTGTTAATATTACAGCAGACACAGGTCTTCAAAGTAATGAATTTGAATTTGAAGAATTAAATATTATTCATGATGGAACTGATGTAGAGTTACTTGAATTTGGGCAATTAACTACAACATTAACTCCTTGGGCAAATTCTGGTTTTGGAACTTATAGTGCTTATATTGATGGTGGTAATGTAAAGGTTGATTTCCATCCAAATGCAGGAATAGGAACAACTGCAGTAGTTAATACGGTAAATGTTGCTATGGCAGCAGCTGCAACTGGTATAGGAACTGCTGATTTGAAACATGCAAGATTAGAAGCAAAAACTACTTCAATTGCTTCTAATGCAAATCCAACCCCTACAGTAATTGCTACTTTCCCATCTCAAGTCGGAGCAAATGACCAGGCATATGATGCTGCATATTGCATAGTTCAAGTTACTGATACAACAAATAATAGATATCAAATGTCTGAATTTGTTGTTGTTGATGATTATATTGAAGAAACTGCTTCAGGCGATACTTATGATACTGAGTATGGTAATGTCGAAACAGTTGTTGGATTAGGTACTATTGGGTCTAGATTGAATGTTAATGCAGGTGCAACTACTAATGTTGAAATTGTATTTACTCCATTACCTAATATTGCTGCATCAGTCAATATCTATTCAAATGCATTGAGAATACAGGATGATGCTAAGACTAATATGTCTCTTGATCAGGCAGGTTCTGTATCAGCATACTTTGGTGATTATACTGGTACCGATAGAGATATTAAGAGAGCATTTAACTTAACTCATAATAATGATGATATTTTTGATAGAAGTTTCACAGGTAATGATAGTTCTATTGTCAGTATTGATGCAAATACTATTAGAGTTCCTAATCACTTCTTTGTTAGTGGTGAAAAACTTAAGTATACTCATGCTGGAATAGGTTCTACTCAAGCATTAGAGATTGCTAGTACTAGTTTCCCTGATTTAGGATTCTCCACTACTTTAGTACCACAAGATGTCTATGCAGTTAAAATTGATGCTGATAAGATTAAACTAGCATCTACTGCTGCAAATGCACTTAAGGTGGTTCCTGAAGTTCTTGATATTACTAGTGTTGGTATTGGTACTTCTCATAGATTTACTTCTACTAATCAAAATCCAAAAGTTCTTCTTGCTTTAGATAATATTTTCCAATCTCCAATTGTATCTACTGCACAGACTACTGTTCTTGCTGATCAAGTATTTACTACTGATGATTTAATCCCATTTAGTGGTATTACCTCATTCTTTGGAAGTGATTTGGTACAGGTTGAAGATGAAATAATGAAGATTGAAGGTGTTGGTATTGGTAGTACTAATGTTGTAAGAGTAAGAAGAGGATGGTTAGGAACTAAACTTGCTGGATATGGTACAGGAACTATAGTTACTAGAGTAAATGGTAATTACAATATTGTTGAGAATACACTTAACTTTGCTGAACCTCCTTTTGGAAATATTCCAGAAAGTTCTCCATTAAATCCACCTGATTCTAGAGATTGGGTAGGAATCTCAACTAGTTCTACTTTCCAAGGCAGAACATTCTTACGTCGTGGAGTACCTAATACAACGAACGAAACTTATTATAAGAATTATATTTTTGACGATATTTCTTCTGGATTTAATGGTATTAATAAAGACTTTACCTTAAAATCAAAAGGACAGAATGTATCGGGAATTGCTACAGAAAATGGAATAATTTTAGTTAATGATGTATTCCAAGGACCAGGTGCTGCTTATAATTACGAACTTTCTGAAGCATCAGGTATTACGACTATCACATTTACTGGAGACCCAGTTGATGTATCTACTTTAGACAGAGATGCTAATACTTCTAAGCGTCCATTGGGCGGTGTAATCGTCTCAGTTGGTTCAGAGGAAGGTTTAGGGTATCAATCATTAGTTGCTGCTGGAGGAACCGCTATAGTAGGCGTATCTGGAACTATTACTTCTATTAGTATTGGTAATACTGGTTCTGGTTATAGGTCTGGTATTCAAACTGTAAATGTTTCAATACAGCAAGAAAGTCTTACTGATATTAGTATGACTCCAATTGGTACTGCTTCAGTATCTGATGGACATGTAACAGGAGTTGCAATTACTAATACTCAAGTATTCTATAAACCAAGAAATATAACAAATGTAGGATACAGTTCAATAACAGGCATAACTGAAATTAAGACATTTAAACCACATGGTTTAATTCAAGGTGATGAAGTTAGTCTTTCTGGAATTGCATTCACTTGTACTTACTCTGGTCCTAAGTCTATTGCTGGATTTGCTTATAGTGCAGCAACTGGAATTGCAACAGTAACAACTTCAGGTAATCATGGATATGTAACAGGAAAAGATGTTATATTTACTGGGATTGCATTTACTTGTGGTTTAGATAATGGTGCTACTGATCATTTCTATCCAAGAGGTGAAGATTATGCTTATAAGAATTCAGTAGCAATTGCTGCAACAACATCTAATAGTATTACACTTGATGTTGGAGTTTCTGGAAAGAATGACCAGTATACACATGCCTTCGTTTCAGCAACTACTGGTGCAGTGAAGAGTGGTGGTGATTATAGACATATATTTGCAAGTTCTACTCCAAATTCAATTAGTATTGCCAATACAACAAAAACATTAACACCAACCGATGCTGCTTATAATGCTGCTGCTGGATTAGTAACCTTTACTGCTGCTAATCATGGTTTGTTTACTACAGATACTGTTGGAGTATCAACGAATGCATTAGAATTTAGATGTGCAATGGATGACTATTCATCATTACATTCATATCCACGTATTACTGATCCTATTCATAATACTATGGTATCAGTTGCTGCTACAACAGCAAATACATTTACAATTAATGTTGGTACATCTCCACTAGTCAGTCATAATGTTTCTGGTGCAACTTATGATGCTGCTTCAGGAGTTATGGTATTAACCATTGGTGCTCATACTTTGAAAACTGGAACCAGTATTAAACTTGGTACTGAATCTTTAGCATTCACATGTTCTAAAGATAGTAATGCAACTACACACAAATATCCAAGAAAAGCTGACCCATATTATGCTGGTACAAAAGTTACTCAGGTTAATAGTGCAACTGAATTCGTAGTTAACGTTGGTATATCTACTGTTGACACATTCTATAAGAATGGAGGAAAAGTACAGGGAGTGATTGTTGCTCCAAGACCTACTGACGCTGCTGCTGGTAGAACAACTGTTTTAAGTATTATTGATAACAATACATTTAGTGTTAATACTGGAGTATCGAGCAGAACACACTTCTATGCTCGTTCTGGTAAGGTTCAGAAACCTTTAGATGTAGTATTTGATTTCCCTCTTTCCTATGCTGATATGCCATTAGTTTATGCTAATGGTCAGAGTGGATTTGGAACTGCTGCAAGAGTAGATGTTCAAGTTGGTCAAGGTTCTAGTGTAATTGACTTTGAGGTTAGAAATACTGGATATGGTTATGGAACTGGTGATATTCTAACAGTTCCTATTGGAGGAGCAACAGGAATTCCAACTACTTCTGGTTTCCAAGAGTTTAAACTTACTGTTACAGAAGAATTTACTGATGAATTTACAGGATGGTCTATTGGAACTCTTGATATGCTTGATAACTTTGATAATAAGTTTGATGGTAGTACTCAAGCATTCAGAATTAGAAAAGGTGGAACTTTAGTTTCTATTAGGTCTTCTGCTGGTTCTAACATTAATGTTGAGGATGCTCTCCTAGTATTTGTAAATGATATTCTACAAGTTCCTGGTCAAGGATACACATTTAGTGGTGGTAGTGTAATTACCTTTACTGAAGCACCTAAGATGGGTGATAAGTCTAAGATTTTATTCTATAAAGGAACTGGTGGTTTAGATGTTGTGTTTAGAGATATTTTAGAGACTATTAAGACTGGTGATAAGGTAACTGTTGGTTATGATGCATCTGTTGGGCAAGAATCTTCTTTACAGGAAGATCCTAGAATAGTCACAAGCATTGATGCTACTGATTTAATTACAACCAATCCATACTTTGGACCTGGCAATACTACAAATGAAACTCTCATGAGACCTGTAGTATGGTGTAAGCAAACTGAAGATTTGATTGTAGACGGGAAGGAAATTGGAAAAGATAGAACATTATATGAACCAAGCATTTATCCTTATGGATATCTTATTAAATCTGTTGGAATTGGTTCAACATCTGTTTGGGTTGATAATTTAAGACCATTATTTGATGCAGAAAATGAGAATGATAATGAACTTACTTTCCAAAATAGCATAAGATTCTTCTCTCAAGATACTGTTATTTCTGCTGCTGCTACAGCAGTTGTTTCTGGATTGGGTACCATTTCATCCATCACACTCTCAACAGGTGGTGTAGGGTATTCTGCTACCCCTACAGTGAGTATTGCGTCTACCATAGGCATTACTACTAATACAATGGCAATGGCAGAAGCAACATTGACCAATGGAGTTGTAACTGGAATCGCAGTAACGAATCCTGGAGTTGGATATACAAGTACTAATCCACCTTTAGTTCTTATTACTCCAACTATAGCGGTTGATGAAAAGAATGCGGTTTCTAATTACGCAGGTGATTCAGGAGTGATTGTTGGATTTGGTATTACTACGGTTGCTTCTCAAGACCAACTTATATTTGATTTGTTTATTCCATATGATTCTTATTTGAGAGAACCTGCTTTAGTTGGAACTGCTCAAACATTGAGTACTTTGACAGGTCATGATCGTTTTGTTGTTTATGATTCAAGTGTTGGTGCTGCAGTAACTTCGATAACTTCTCAGGATAGTGCAGGTTCTAATACTGTTGGAATAGGAAAATCTTATGTTGATAATGTTTATGAAGTGAAGAGTGTAGAAACTATTCCTAAGAACATAGTTGGCATTGCTACAAATGTCACTAGAGTATTTGTGAATGTCTCTAGTCCTATTACATACGGTTCTGGAATTTCAACTTCCAATTACTTCGGTTCATTTAGTTGGGGTAGAATTAAACTTGATGGTAGACAACTTGAAAATGCTTATACCGCACAAACTCTGAACGGTATAGGTGTTGGAGGAACTACCACACCTACTGGTATTCATACTTCTACACTGGTTGAAAGGACTGCTCCTTTGAAATATAAAAATTATACAGTATAACCTAGATAAATAAAAAGAAAACTGTTTAACAATGGCGGCCATAATAACTGATCAGATAAGAATATTAAATGCAAAGAACTTTGTTGCTGGTGTAACTACAGGTACTAATGCTTATTATTCTTTTATAGGTTTACCTAATCCTACTGATTATCAAAGTGATTGGGATAGCAATCCACCGTCACCTAAAGATAATTTTACGGAAGAGGATGAGTATTGGGATACTATGATTGCATTGAAGAAAATCAATGCAGGTGATGTTAGGCAGGTTGTAATAAGAAGATTGTGGTCTTCTGGAAATACTTATGACATGTATAGGAATGATTATAGTAGGTCAAATACTGCTAAGATTTCAGGAGCAACTAATTTATATTCTGCATCATATTATGTTGTCAATAGTGATTATAGAGTTTATGAATGTCTTCAAAATGGCACAGACCCAGAAAATCCTAATGGAAAACCATCTTTAGACGAACCAACATTTACTGATTTAGAACCAAGGTCTGCTGGTAGTAGTGGTGATGGATACGTTTGGAAATATCTTTATACTATTAAACCAAGTGATATTGTAAAGTTTGAATCAACAGACTTTATTCCCACTCCACCAAATTGGAGCACTAATACTGATGATGCTGCTGTTAGGGGAAATGCAGTTGATGGTTCTTTAAAAATAGTTACTATTACTAATAGGGGAGTTGGTTTAGGGACTGCTGGAGAAACTTATACTAGAGTTCCTATTAAGGGTGATGGCACAGGAGCAGAATGTACCATTGTTATTAATGCAGAATCTAAAGTTGGTTCTATAGAAGTTTCTAATCAAGGTTCTGGATATACTTTCGGTAATGTAGATTTAATTGCTGGTGGTGTTCCAACAGGAAGTGAAATACCAACCTTTGATGTTATTCCTTCTCCACCAGGTGGTCATGGATTTGATGTTTATAGAGAATTAGGAGCAATGAATGTTCTCCTATATTCAAGAATTGAAAATGATAGTGAGAATCCTGACTTTATTACAGGCAATCAAATAGCAAGAGTGGGTGTAGTTGAAAATCCCAAAGTTCCTGGAAGTAACACAGAGAATTTAAGTGCTGATAAGGCAAGTGCTTTAAATGCTCTTAGATTAACAGGTATTGGTTATAGCACCGCTACCTTTACTCCAGATTCTTATGTTAGTCAAACAGTAGGTACTGGTCAGACTGCAGCAGGAAGAGTTGTGAGTTATGACCAAACTACAGGTGTTTTGAAGTATTGGCAAGATAGGACTATTGCAGGATTTAATACAGTAGGTACTGCTCAAACTAATCCTACATACGGATTTGAATTACTTGAATTTACAAGTACTCCATCTGGAAATGGAAATGTTACTATTGTTCCCTCAAGTGGTTCAAACTTAGGTATTGATACTACATTTACTGGTATAAGTACCTCAATAAATAATAAGACATATTACCTTGGTCAGTTTTTTAATAATGGCCTCGCTTCTCCTGAAGTTAAACCACATTCAGGAAATATAATATATGTTGATAACAGACCTTCTATTACTAGGTCTGCTAACCAAAAAGAAGATATTAAAGTTATTTTGCAGTTCTAAGTAATCATGCCACAGCAAACCAATCTAGATGTATCGCCATATTTTGACGATTATAACCCTGCTGATGACTTCTATCGGGTTTTATTTAAACCTGGATATCCTGTACAGGCAAGAGAGTTAACAACTCTACAGTCTATACTGCAGAATCAAATTGAGAAATTTGGTCAACATTTCTTTAAGGATGGTGCAAAGGTTATACCTGGCAATACTTCATATAATAATAATTATCGTGGTATTCAATTAAATAATACTTTTCAAGGAGTCCCTTTAGCTGCTTATGTTGACCAGTTAATAGGTACAAAAATTACTGGGCAAAGTTCAGGAGTAACTGCAGTTGTAAATAAAGTTTTATTAGATCAAGATTCTGAAAATGGCAATTTAACATTATATGTAAATTATCTTTCTTCAAGTACTGCAAATAATTCTACTGTCACTTTTGCTGATGGTGAACAATTATCTTCAGATACCACTATTACCTCTGGTTTGTTGGGTAATAGTGCTATATCTGCAGGTAGTCCTTTTGGTATTACTATCGCTGCTGATGCTGCTATATCTGGATCATCATTCTCTGTTCAGGAAGGTGTATATTTTATTAGGGGTCAATTTGTTCAATGTCAGGCAGAGACACTTATATTAGATCAGTATTCAACAAATCCTAATTATAGAATTGGATTTTTTGTAAATGAAGAGATAATTACATCTGATTTAGATGAAAGTTTAAACGACAATTCTCAAGGATATAATAATTATGGTGCTCCTGGTGCAGATAGATTAAAAATATCAGTAAGTCTTTTTAAGAAAAATTTAGATGATACTAATGACACTAATTTTATTGAGTTAGGAACTATTAATGAGGGAATATTAAAATCTACTCCTAGACAAGGTTTTGGTGTAGGACCAAACGGTAGTGTATTTTATGATGATTTAGAAGATGTTTTAGCTAGAAGAACTTATGAAGAATCTGGAGATTATTATGTAAAACCTTTTGATGTTACTTTAAGAAATTCTTTAAATGACAATATTGGCAATAGAGGTCTTTTTCAAGAAGGACAAATAACTCCAATGGGAGATACTCCTTCAGATGAGTTGATGGTATATAATGTTTCTAGTGGAAAAGCATACGTTAAAGGTTATGAAGTTGGATCTAATCAACCAACATTGTTAGATGCTGCTAAACCAAGAACTACAAAAATAATTAAAGACGAAGGTATACTTTATAATACAGGTGCTGCTCTTAAAGTAAATAGAAGTTTTGGTGCTCCTATAGTAGGAGTGGGTAATACATATGTTCTAAGTTTACAGAGTCAAAGAACTGCTGCAAACCAAACGACAGCACAGGGAACAGAAATTGGAGTAGCAAGAGTATATGATTACAATTTAGAATCTGGTTCTTATGATGCTGCTAATCCTAATGTAAATCAGTGGGATATTTCCTTATATGATGTTGAAACATATGTTAATTTGACAATAAATGAAGGTATTACTTTATCAACACCAGCATATGTTAGAGGTACAAAGAGTGGTGCAACTGGTTTCCTTAGAACTGCTGCTTCTGCTACAAATTCATTAACACTCTATGGAGTTAATGGTGAGTTTATTGTAGAAGAACCACTTCTTTTTCCAGGTAAAAACGAAGATGGAACTTCTGTATCAAGAGTAGTTACTGCAGTTGATGTTAAAAGTATTAATGATGTAAAATCTATATTTGGTAAAGTTGGTGGAGGAAATACATTTGCTGCTGATGTAATGCAGTCAGTTGGATCTTTTATTGGTATTGGTAGTATTACTGCTGCTTCAAGTGGTTTTAGTACTATTACAAGCACTAATGATAGATTTCCTGGCACTCTTGTATCAGTAAATAATTTACTTAAATTTAGTAATACTGCTCAATCTGATGACCCAACTTTTGGTCAAGTTACTGCAGTTGGAACTAATACTGTTACAATAAAAGCAGTTGCAGATGTAAATGGAGTAGTTAATGGTAATCTACCAACTTCATCTTTACAAGTTACAGATTTAGAAGTTTTAACTACTGAGTTAGATGCGTCTTCTGACGATACTTTGTTTACGGTGCTTCCTAAACCAAATATTGCAACAGTTGATAATACAAAGGGTACTATAACAATAAGAAAGAAATATACTGTTGATATTGAGAATGGTCAGTTAAAAGCGAGCACTATTCCTACTACAGGAACTAATGAAACATTCTTACCATTTGATGAGGAAAGATATATTCTTATAAGGTCTGATGGAACTACAGAGTCCTTAACTGCCAACCAGTTTGTATTCACTGGTGGAACTCAGATACAAATTTATGGATTAGGTTCTAATGATGTTGATGCCACTTTATTAACATCAATAACAAAACTTAAACCCACATCAAAGGAAAAAATTAAAAATAGAGTTAATACTATTGTTGTTGATAAATCAACTATTGGTGGTTCTGGTACTAATGTTTCTGGTATTGGTTCAACTACTTTAAATGATGGATTGGAGTATGGTAATTTTGCTTGGGGAACTAGAGTTCAGGATGAAGTCATATCTTTAAATACCCCAGATATTATTAATATTCATGGTATATATGAATCATCTACTACTGAAGATGCTTCTGCACCTACTGCTGTATTAGCTTCAATTACAAGTGCATCTACAACAACAGAAGAATTTGTAATAGGTGAAGAAATAGTAGGAGAAAGTAGTGGAGCAATTGCTATTGTTGCTGAGAAAGTAACAGCATCTCAAATTAGTTTCATTTACCAAAATGAAAAAGTTTTTGTAGAAGGAGAAACTTTAGTAGCAAAAGAATCTTTAGTACAAGGTGTAGTTACTACATTAGAATCTACAAGTTATAATATAAGTGGAGAATTTACATTTAATAATGGACAGGAAGGAAGTTTTTATAACTACGGATTCCTTACTAGGAATGTAAGTGTTGATGCACCAACTCATAAGTTAAAAGTTTACTTTATGAGTGCTGGATTTGATTCTACTGATACTGGTGATGTAATTACTGTAGAATCTTATAAAAATTTCAATTATTCAACTGAAATACAATCAGTTAATGGAATTAGGAACAGTGATATTATTGATATAAGACCTAGAGTTTCTAATTATACAGTTGCTGCAGGTACTCGTTCTCCTTTAGAATTTGATGGTAGAACATTTGATGGTGCTGGCAGTTCTGCTGGTGCTATGCTTCAGACAGATGGTTCGATTTTAACTACTTATTCATATTATCAAGGAAGGATAGATAGGATTTTTGCTAATAAAGAAGGTATATTCCAAGTTGTATATGGAACACCTGCAGATAATCCAAATACACCACTTCCAATTGATGATGCTATAGAACTTGCAACCATTACATTACCACCATATCTTTATAATGTTTCAGAAGCTTCTATTAAATTCTTAGATTATAAGAGATATCAAATGCAAGATATTCATAATCTTGCAACTAGAGTTAAGAATTTAGAGTATTATACTGCATTGACATTATTGGAAAGTAATACTTCTAATATGTTTGTTTCTGATGCAGACGGATTGAATAGATTTAAGTCTGGTTTCTTTGTTGATAATTTTGCATCATTCCTTGCTCAAGAACTTAGTGAGGGAGTTAAGAATAGTATAGATCCAGAAAATGGAGAATTAAGACCATCACATTATACCACTTCAGTTGACTTAATGACTGGTCCTGTAGAAGGAGTTGTTGGTGGTGTAGATAAGAATTTTGAAACTCCTGAAGGTATCAATATAAGAAAAGATAACGGTATAATCACTTTAGATTATTCTGAAATTGAATGGGTTAAGCAAATTTTTGGAACTAGAACTGAAAGTGTAACTCCTTATGTTGTAGCTTATTGGACTGCTGATGTATCTTTAAATCCAGAATCTGATACATGGATTGATCAAACTAGATTAGATGCTCGTATTATTAATAGAGAAGGTAATTTTGCCGAAACAGTAGCAGAATTATCCAATACTAGAGGATTTGACCCTCAAAATGGATTCGGACAAACTGTATGGGGTTCTTGGCAAACATTCTGGACAGGTAACACACGTACCAGAGATGAAGTTCGCCGCCCCGCTAGTAATCCCACAAGAACTGTGCAGAGAGGAAGATGGATAGTCAGGGAACAGAGATTCCAAAGGCGTAATGTGTTTATAGAAGATGCAAGACAGACGAGAACTGGAACCCGAATGGAAGTTAGAGAGCAGTTTGATCGTGAATCTCAAGGTGATAGAACTGTAAGTAGAAGTATCATCCCATTTATGAGATCTAGAAATATTGAATTTACTGCAAAATCATTAAAACCACTAACAAGAGTATATCCTTTCTTTGATGCTCAAAATGTTTCTGAATATTGTGTGCCTAAATTAATTGAAATGAATATGCTTGAGGGTACATTCCAAGTTGGTGAGACTGTAAGAGGAGTATCTCAATCAAGTCAGAGTGGTGATTCTGGACCATCAAATCTTATTACCTTTAGAGTTGCTCAAGTAAATCATAGAGAAGGTGAATATAATCTTCCAACTAAGACATATCCAGATAATCCTTATACATTGCAACCACTTTCATCAACTTATTCTTCTACATCAACAATACTTAATGTAGATACATTCTCATTATCTAATATGGATCAACCAGAATATACTGGTTATATACAGAATCAAATAATTCTAGTTGGTCAAAGTAGTGGTGCTCAAGCACGAGTAAGTAATATAAGATTGCTTAGTGATATTACATCTACACTTCAGGGGTCATTCTTTATTCCTGATACTACTAGAAATCCTTCTGCTCCTAGATTTGAAACTGGTAATAAGTTGTTTAGACTTACCAGTGATGAAGATAATGGTTTAAAAGCTTCTACTAGAGGTGATGATGAATTTAGATCTGAAGGATTCCATGATGTTATTCAGGAAACTATTATTTCTACAAGAAATGCTTCTGTAGATATGGCAACAGTTACTGGAGAGCAAGGCACAACAAGAAGAACTGGTGAAACAGCATGGGTTAATGATGGGTGGCAAAGGACGGCTAATTTAAGATTTTTGGGAGATCCACTTGCTCAAACATTTACTGTAGATGATGAGACTGGTGTATTTGCAACTAAAGCTGACATATACTTTAGATCTAAAGATGATATGGATATTCCTATCAACTTCTCTATCAGAACGGTCGTAAATGGAACTCCTACTAAGACAATTGTTCCAGAGACTACTATTATCCTAGATCCTAGTGATGTTAATATTTCAAGTGATGGTTCTTTTGCTACCACATTCCAATTCAAATCACCTGTTTACTTAGAACCAAAACAAGAATATGCTATGGTTCTAATGTCCAATTCTGCCAAATATGAAGTTTATATTTCTAGGGTAGGAGAAAATGATTTAATCAGTGATTCTTTTGTAGGACAGCAACCATTTGGCGGTTCTTTATTCAAATCACAAAATGCTTCTACTTGGGAACCAAGTCAGTGGGAAGACCTTAAATTTACTCTTTATAGAGCAGATTTCCTTTCAGATGGAACTGTTGAATTTTATAATCCTGAATTATCTACAGGAAATGGTCAAGTTTCATTACTTGAGGGTAATTCATTATCATTTACTTCTAGAGAAGCAAGAGTTGGTATAGGAACTACAATTGCTGATGGTGGTCTTAAGGTAGGTAATTTAGTCATACAGGCAGGAACAAATGCTACAGGAAATCTTGCAGGATTTGCAGGAACTGCTATTGGATTGAATATCATTAATAGTGGTATTGGATATACTCCTAGTAGTGGTAATTTGACTTTTAATGGAGTTAACCTAGTTACAGTAACTGGTGCTGGAAGAGGAGCAACTGCTAACATTACAGTTAATGATGGTGTTATTAATGGTGCTGTTATTAGTGGTGCTGGTGGAGGTGGATATCAGGTCGGTGATGTTGTAGGATTTAATACTCTTGGAGTTGCTTCTGTCGGAAGAAATGCAAGATTGTCGATAGTTGCTATTGGTAGTACCAATGAACTAATTTTGGACCAAATACAAGGCAATTTCACTGTTGGTGCTGCTCAAACTTTATCTTATGTTAACAATAGTGGAATTACTAGTGAAATGAATCTCTCATTTGGAGGTGATGTTCAAGTTGCTTCTACTAATGTTGTAAATGATGGTTTACATATTAAAGTAAATCATAAGAATCATGGAATGTATTCTAATAAGAATAAGGTTACTATTTCAGGAGCAATTTCTGATATCAAACCAACAACATTAAGTGCTGCTTTTAACGTAGATTCTATAAATTCAATATCAGTTACTGATGCTTCTCAATTCTTACAGTTTGAAAATGTTGGTGTTGGTACTACTAATGCAGGATATCTTAAAATTGAAAATGAAGTTCTAGAATATCAAGCAGTTGCTGGTAATGTAATTAGTATCACTGGAAGCAGAGGTTCTGATAAGTTTAATTATCCTGTCGGAACTCCTGTTTATAAGTATGAACTGGATAGTGTAAGTTTACATAGAATAAACAAAACACATAATATATTATCTACTCCAGATATTGATTTTGAATCATATAATATTAAAATCGATATGGCTAATGATGGAGTTAATAGAACAGTTGCAGGATATCCCCTCCTCTATGCTGGAAAAACTAAGTCTATAGGTGGATTTGACGTAAGAGCAACTCAAAATATTCCTTTTGAAGTTATTACTCCTATGATAGACAATATTACATTAGCAAAAACTTCTCTTAGTGCAGAAGTGAGGACTACTACTGGTGTAAGTATTGACGGTGAAGAAGACCAGTGGTTGGATAATGGATTTGAACCTGTTTCTATTAATGAAACTAATTACTTAGAAACTCCTAGATTGATATCATCTAAAGTTAATGCAGATGAGTATTTAACTCAAGTAAAAGGTAAGAAGTCAATGAATTTAAGATTGATTTTATCTACTGGAGATTCTCGTGTAAGTCCTGTGATTGATAGTAGTAGAGTTTCTACTATTCTTACTTCTAATAATGTTAATAATCCTATTACAGATTATGCTAATGATAGTAGAGTTAATTCCCTTACAGAAGATCCTAATGCATGTCAATATTTGTCTAAAGAGATGATGTTAGAAAATTCTGCATCTTCAATTAAGATAATGTTAGATGCTCATGTTACTGAAAACGCTGATATTAGAGCATTCTATGCTATTAATAATATTGAAGGAAAGACTCCTATCTTTGTTCCTTTCCCTGGTTATAGTAATATTAATCGCAACGGTGAAATAATTGATAAAAGGAATAATGATGGTAAGTCTGATAAGAAAGTCATTAAGGATAATGATTATAGTTTCGGTCCAAATGTCACATATAAAGAATATACCTTTAGTGTTGACCAGTTACCATCATTCAAGACTTATAGAATTAAGTTAGTGATGACTTCTACAAGTCAAGTTCATGTTCCGAGGGTTAAAGACCTTAGGGTTCTAGCATTAGCTTGATATGTATGATGTAAAAGGTAGTAAGGATTTTGCAAGAGATCCTGAAACAAATTCTATTATTAATGTGAATGATATGGAATATACCAAATATATTTCTAGTCGTAATGCTAAACAAAAAAAGAATGAAAGTCTTGATAGTATGAAAAATGATCTTGATAATTTGAAAAATGAAATGAACGAAATCAAATCACTACTTAAGGAATTAGTCAATGGCAACTAGAAAAATAACATTTGATCCAGATGCAGGAGTACCAGTTGCTTCTAATTTAACCATCTATGGTGGTACGGATTTCAATACAACATTTAATGTAGTTGATGTTGCTAATGCTGGATACGGTTTTACTGCGGGTTGGGGTGTTTCATCACAAATGATAAAAAGTGCTGGTATAGGAGCAACAACTGTCCCTACAGCAAGTTTTATCGCTGGTATTAATACTATTACAAAATCAATAACATTAAATTTACCAAAGGCACTCACTGGTATCATAACCGAAGGAAGATATGAGTATAATGTTTTAGTAAGTTCTGGAGTAGGTACTGTTTATAATATAGTAAACGGTAATATACTGGTATATTCAGGCATATCATCAGCACCATAAATATATTGAAGGGGTACTATTCTCAATGGCACAACCAGCAAGTAGATCAGACTTAATAAATTATGCTAAGAGGCAGTTAGGTGCTCCTGTGCTGGAGATTAATGTCGCTGATGAACAAGTAGAGGATATCTTAGATGATTCCATTCAATACTTCCAAGAAAGACATTTTGACGGTGTAGAACGCACATATTTAAAATATAAGTTGACTGAGGCAGATATTAAAAGAGGAACTGCAAATCTTGGTCAAAATACAACCAATGCATCAGGCATAACAACCACGACTGCATCTACAACTATTAATGGTAATGCAATTCAATTTGACTGGTCAGAAAATAGTAATTACTTACAGGTACCACCAGACGTTATAGGAGTATATAAGATATTTCATTATGATGGATCTAACACTGCTACTAATAACATGTTCAGTGTTAAGTATCAGTTGTTTCTAAATGACATTTATTATTGGGGATCGACTGAAATATTAACTTATGCAATGACAAGGAGATATTTAGAAGACATTAATTTCCTTTTAACAACTGAAAAGCAGATAAGATTTAACCAGAGAATGGATAGATTGTATATGGATGTAGATTGGCAATCAGTGAATGAAGGAGATTTTATTATCATGGAATGCTTTAGGGCATTGAATCCTGCAGATTTTCCTAGAGTATGGAATGATTCATTCTTAAAAAGATACTTTACTGCCAAATTAAAAAGACAGTGGGGTCAAAATTTACTTAAATTCCAAGGAGTTAAATTGCCAGGTGGAATAGAGTTAAATGGACGGCAAATTTATGATGATGCCAATCTAGATCTTGAAATTATAAGAGAACAGATGTCCAATACTTATGAACTTCCACCACTTGATATGATAGGATAATGGCACTTAATCCATTTTTTCAACAAGGTGCTCGTTCTGAACAAGGTTTAGTTCAGGATTTAATCAACGAACAGTTGAGGATGTATGGTGTCGAAGTGCATTATATGCCTAGAAAGTATTTGGCAACCAATACTGTTATAAGAGAAGTAGTACAATCTAAATTTGATGATGCATATCCATTAGAAGCATATGTTGACACTTATGATGGATATGGGGAGAATCCTAGTATTCTATCTAAGTTTGGTATAGAACAAACTAATGAGATAACATTAACTATATCAAAGGATAGATGGGAACAGTATATCGAACCTTTGATGAAGAATGAACCTGATGTTAAGTTAACAACTAGACCTAAAGAAGGTGATTTAATATATTTCCCTCTTGGTGATAGATTATTTGAAATTAAGTATGTAGAGCACGAAAAACCATTCTACCAGTTACAAAAAACATATATTTACGAACTTAGATGTGAACTCTTCCGTTACGAAGATGAAGTTATCGATACTGGTATTGCTGAGATTGATGATGAATTAACAGGAGACAGTGCAACTGGTGAGACTGAAGATGGTACTCCAATCATCATTGGTCCAACTCAAACTCTTACTCTTGTAGGAGATGCTCTACAAGCAACTGCAACAGTCGGTATTGCTACAGAGGGTGCTATTAGTAGAGTGGTTATTTCTAATAGAGGTGGTGGATTTAATGCTCCCATCTATATTGGATTCTCTTCTGCTCCTACAGGCGGTGTAACAGGTATTGCTACTGCTGGATTGATTGGTGGTATCAATGTATGTAATTTGAATGTTAATGCTAGGAACAGGTCAATACAAGATGTTTATTTGACTAATCCAGGTTTAAGATATATCACTGCTCCAGGTATTGCTGCAACAGGTGGTGGTGGAAGTGGATTTGCTGCAACAACAGTTCTTGGAGATAATACTGTTGGTGTTGTTACTGTTACCAATGCTGGTGGTGGTTATGTCTTCCCACCAAGTGTAACATTTGATAATGTAGTATTTAAGACAGGTGTTACAACAGTTTCTGCTGCTGGTACTGCGTTTATTAATGCTGCTGGTAATGTAACAGAAATTGGATTAAGTAATGCTGGTATGGGTTATAGTTCTATTGGAGGAGTTACATTGTCTGCACCAGATGTAGGTTCATCAGGAACATTTAAGTTCAATGAGATTGTGAAAGGTTCTGTCAGCAATACAGAAGGTAGAGTAAGAACATGGAATGCCGTAACTAATGTTTTAGAGGTTGCTTCTATTACTGGTTCATTTAAACTAGGAGAACAAATAGTAGGTCAATCTACAGGTGCATCCCGTAAGTTAAGAGTTGTAGATGTTGACCCAACAGATGATGGATTTGCAGATAACTTTAATATAGAGACTGAGGCAGATAAAATTTTAGACTTTAGTGAACAGAACCCGTTCGGGATTCCCTAAATATAATACAATAGGATTATAACGATGTTTGAATATTTTTATAACGAAATTTTGAGACGTACCATTATTTCCTTTGGTACTCTTTTTAATGGAATTTCTGTTGAGCAAAAAAATGAAAGTGACCAGACTGTTAGTAATATAAGAGTTCCACTTGCATATGGACCAACTCAAAAATTCTTAGCAAGATTAGAGCAGCAACCTGATTTGAATAAAGGTGTTGCAATTACTTTGCCTAGAATGTCTTTTGAGTTTACTGGTCTTACTTACGATCCTACAAGGAAGGTAACTACTACTCAGCAATTTACTGTAGCAGACCCTGCTGATGGAAGTGAAACTAAGAAAGCATTTATGCCAGTTCCGTATAATATGGCATTTGAACTTGCTATTATGTGTAAGTTGAATGATGATGCATTGCAAATTGTAGAACAAATATTACCATATTTCCAACCAGCATATAATGTAACTGTAGAGTTAGTAGAAAGTATTAAAGAAAAAAGAGATATACCAGTTATTTTAGAAAATATTACAATGTCGGATGATTATGAGGGGGACTTCACTCAGAGACGAGTTCTTCTTTATACTCTAAGATTTACTGCTAAGACATACCTATTTGGTCCTGTTCATTCTGCTACCAAGGATGTTATCAGAAAGGCTACTTTGGGATATCTTACAGGTACAGATACTAGCAATACTACAAGAAATGTTAATTACTCTGTTGTACCTCGTGCAGTTAAGAGTTATAATCCGAGTGCAGAGACTACATTATTGACGAATGATCTTGATTTAACTACTACAGTATTTGCTCTTGATAATATGGGAACCATTGCTGCCACTGATTATATTGTAATTGGTAGTGAGGAAATGTTAGTGAGATCTATTTCAGGTAATGATGTAACAGTTACTAGAGGTAAGGATGGAACTACAGTTGCTTCTCACTTAAAAGGTGAAGAAGTTAAGAAGATTACCGCAGCAGATACTCCACTCATTGAGGATGGAGATAACTTCGGTTTTGATGGAACTACCTTTTAATTATGACTGAAAATTTTGACAGATTAGATAAGACTTTTAACGTTACTCCTGAAACAGAAGTAGTGGAAGAAAAGACTGAGGTTATTAAACCAGAAAAACCTGCTAGACTTACACAGGATGATATCACAAAAGACTATGAGTATACAAGAGGCAATCTTTATAGTATAATAGAGAAAGGACAAGAAGCAATAAATGGTATTCTTGAGATTGCTCAAGAAAGTGAAATGCCTAGAGCATATGAAGTTGCTGGTCAACTCATAAAGAGTGTCTCTGATGCTACTGATAAATTAATAGACCTTCAGAAAAAACTGAAGGATGTTAATGAGGAATCAGTAGCAAAAGGACCATCAACTGTTAATAATGCACTTTTTGTTGGTTCCACAGCAGACCTTGCCAAATTAATTAAAGGTCAAATACCACCAAATAAGTCTGAATAAATATACTTGTAGATGGAGTAGAAATAAAGGTGCCACTTAAAAAACCTTCAGAATTTTACGATAAGAATCCCAATTCTCCTTTTGATGATATAAAGGAAGAGTTGAAAAATGCTAAGCCTGAAAAGGTTGAGCGAATTTCTGAAGCTTTTGACTCATTTAAAGGTAATTTAAACAATCTACAAGCACTTAAAGATTTTACAGAAACCTTTGGTACATTCAAGTCTAACGTTGAAAAGGTAGAGACTTTATCATCATCAGTAGAAGAGATAAGAGAAAGTATTACTGATTTAATTGATAGAAAGGATTTAGATGATGCTATGATGGCACATCTATTATTTGTAGAAGAGTCGATAAGAAATGTTCAAGATAAAGTAAAAACAGTTAATTCCAATACTTTATTAGAAATTAATCAGGGTTTTGATTCTTTATCTGAGAGTGTAGGTAAATTCTTAGGTGAAGAAGTACCTGCATATAGAAAGTTAATTGTTGATACCGAAACAAGAGTTGATAATAGATTTGGAACTTTTAAGGAGAATGTAGAAGAATCTTTTAAAGATTTTGGGAAAGATATCTATAAAGAAATTGCTACAATAACTGAAGGTATTGAAGGTGTAAATGAGAAAAGTCTTACTTCAATTAAGGAAGATGTTAAAGGAATTGGTGAAAAGGTAAAAGCATTATTAGAAGAAGAACTTCCTCAATATCAAAAGTTTTTTGCTGAATCAGAGTTAAAGGTAGAGGATAGAATTAGTGAGAGTGAGGAATTAGTAGATAATAGATTAAAGTCTACTAAGAAGGATTATAAGAAAGATATTAGAATAGTAGAAAAGAATATCAAGGGTATAGAAGAATCTAGAGCAAATACTGAGAAAGGAATAAACAAGTTATTTAAAGCATTAGCAAATGATATTGTTACCCTAGATGAAAAGATAACAGTAGTTGATATTGGTCTTACTTCAATTAATGAACAGGTCAAGGATAAGGATACTTCTGTTAATAATATTCTAGCAGAAAAGATTATAAAGATTGAGAATCTGGTAGAAGAATCGAAGCAACTATCTGATATCTTCAAGAGAGATTTTAAGAATAGAGAGATAAATGAAGATAGAAAACTTCAAGAGTATTCTAGTACTTTGGATGCTTTCTCTGAAAAGATTGGAAAATTAGAAGAGAATTTAGAAGGTAATATCTGTGAGTTACAAGAGAATTTAGATACTAGTACTACTAAGTATTATGATGATTTAAAATCAAATGTAGGTGAATTCCAGAAAGATTTAGATAATAAATTAAAAGGAATAAAGATTGATTTTGTTGTAAATGAAAAGCATATTGAAGGTATAAGAAGAGAATTTGAAGAAGTATTAGATAAACTTCAAGTAGATAAGATTGAAGAGAAGAGTAAAGAACTTACTGGAAAAGTAAGGCATTTAGAGGAAGTACTTGAAAAATTTGATGAGAAGCAGGTTCTTACAGAAGGTCTTTTAAATATCCCACCTGATGTAGATAATCAAGATCCCCTCACACCCTTAGACCAAAAGTATGTAACCTTTGATAAATTAGCAGAGCATTATCGTCTATTCATCAATAGAGTTCAGCAACAACTTGCAACCTTTGGTGGTGGCGGTGCTGTTAGAATTGACCAATTAGATGATGTTTGGATTCCTACTGGTGGTGCTGAAGAAAACTATATCTTACAGTTTAGTACAGATGCTCCATATAATGGTAAATGGGTAGCAAAGGCAGGTAATGTTGGTGGTGCTGGTACTTGGGCATCTGATTCCGTTGGTGTTAGTACATTTAAGAATGTTGGTATTGGTACTACTGCTAGAGCTGAATATAACTTATATGTTGGTGCTGGAAATACAAATGATGACGTAGCATACTTTGATGGTAATATTACTGTTGGTGGAACTATCACCTATGAAGATGTAACTAACTTAGATGCTTATGGTTTCAGTACCTTTAGAAGTGGACTAAAAGTACAAACAGGAACTGCTACAACTGCATTACTGGTAGAAGGGGATGCTAGGATAACTGGTATTTTAACAGTTGGTACATCTTCTATTGAGATAGATGGTACTAATAATAAGATTACTGTTGGTGATGAAGATATTACTATCACCAATTCTGCAATTACCATTGGTGATAATGTAACCATTAATGCTGGAGCAACTGGTATTAACTCTGCACCAAATGTACTTTATGTTGCAAAAGATGGTAATGATTCAAATAACGGAACTTCAATTGATAATGCAAAACTAACTATTGCAAGTGCCGTAGGTGTTGCACAATCAGGAACTACAGTAAAAGTTTTATCTGGAAGTTATGAAGAAAATAATCCTATCGAAGTTCCTGCTTTTGTTGCTGTAGTTGGAGATGACCAAAGATCAGTTAATGTCAGTGGTTCTCAGAAGACTTCAAATCTATTCCATGTAAGAAAGGGTGTTAAGTTAGCAAACATGACCTTCAAGGAGCATTTACACCCTGCTGCTGCGGTCTCTTTCCCAACCACGGAGATAGCAGAAAATGTAGGTGGTGGTAAATGGAAAGGACCATACATTCAAAACTGTACAAGTGATACGACAACAGGAACTGGACTTTATATTGATGGAGACCAGGCAAGACTTCTTAAAGCAATGAATGTTGATTCATTCACTCAATACAATCAAGGTGGTGTTGGTGTTGCTGTTACTAATGGTGGATTTGCTCAATTAGTTTCATTGTTTACTATCTGTACTAATGAAGCAGTTACTGCTGATAAAGGTGGTCAAGCAGATATTGCAAACAGTAATTGTAGTTTTGGTAGTTTTGGTTTAGTCTCTAGAGGAGTAAGTGATTTACAATATACTGGTTCAGCAACTACAACTGCTTCTATATCTCAAGCAAATGTTAAGGTAAATGTAAGCACTGCTACTCTTAATATTGCAGATGTTCAATATCATCATCAATCAGGTATTGCTACTATTGCTACTGCAGGACCACATGGATTCCAAGTAGGAATGGGAGTTACTCTTTCTGATATTATATTTAATTGTCCTTATGGAGAAAAGACATATCCAAATAAGAGACCATATATCTTTGATGTAGATGTAATTCCTAGTACTACCACCTTCCAAGTTAATCTAGGTATTTCAACAGTTGCTCATACTTGGGTATCTGGAGGAACAGCAAAGATTGATGTAGACAGACCTTATGATGGACAATTAGTTTACTTTGATCAACTTTACAAAGAAGTAACTACTATAGCAGTTGGTTCTGGTGGTACTGGATATAGTGCCACTCCTAGTGTAACAGTTGATGCTCCTACTGGTCCTAGTGGTGAAACATGTACTGCATTTGCAACTCTTGAAGGAGAAAGTGTTTCCAGTATTACTATTATCAGTAGTGGTAATCAATATACAGGCATTCCTAATGTAACAATTTCTGCTCCACAGTCTGGTAGTAATACTGCAACTGCCACGGCAACAACGCAACCATTATACTATACAATAAATAGTTCAACTCCAGTTACGTCTGGAATTACTACATTGACACTTGCTACCAATTTACTTAATAATGTAAGTACTGGTGCTACTGCATATTTTGCACAAGGTAGTAGAATTGTTGCTAGTTCTCATACATTTGAATATGTTGGTGCTGGTAATCAGATTGTTACTGCTACTCCAAAACGGGGTGGTGTTACCAATCAATTAAATGAAGTAGTTACTTTAGATGGTGGTAAGGTTCTTTATACCAGTACAGACCAAGCAGGTAACTTTAGAATTGGTGATGATTTACAAATTGACCAAGAAACTGGTACAATTAGTGGACGATCCTTTAGTAAGAGTTTGTTCTCTGAAATGACACCGTTTATCCTAGCATTAAGTTAATATGGCATTAGCACTAAACAGATTTAAAACATTTACGAAAGAACTTACTACAAGTAGTCAAACAGTGTATACTGCTCCTACAGGTTATACAGGAATAGTTTTGTATGCTCACGTAACCAATTATGGTTCAGCAGCTACAACTATTACTATGTCTCATGTAAGAACTTCTACCACTACAGAAATAATTAAAGGAGCAACTGTTCCTGTTGCTGATGCTTATATTCCCCTAGATGGAAAATTAGTGTTAGAAACTAGTGACTATATTGTGGGTCAAGCAGGTGACAATAGTACTTTGAAAGTTATTGTTTCTGTATTGGAGACTGCAAATGCCTAGACTTCTCAGTCAAATTAACGGTTCTGGGCAAGTTGGTATTGCTAGTGACGGAACTAGCCTTGGTAATATGAAAGAACTAAACTTTCAGAGTAATCGGGTAAAACTTACCAGTACAGGAATAGCAACAGTTACTTCTGATCCATTAACCATTATAGGACTATGAAAAACTTTTCTAAATTTATGGATGAAGCAACCGAAGCAAAGACCTGTCCTTCTGGGCAATATTGGTGCTTCCAAGATAAAAAATGCAAAAAAATTCCTCTAGGTTATCATGTAGGTAGAGGTGGACATCTAGCACATGACCATGATGATTCTAAAAAGAATGGTTCTAATGGGAATGGAAATGGTAACGGACATGCTAATGGGAATGGAAATGGTGGTAACGGTTCTAGCGGTAATGGTGGTGGTAATGGCGGCGGTGGAAATGGTGGTGGCGGTGGTAATGGCGGTTGAGCAATAAATATGCTATAATAATATTAGTTGTGGATGATTATGCCCGAACAACAGACTCTTAAGTTCACCATCAGACAAGATGGTTATGTAACTGAGGAAGCTACTGGATTTACTTCTCATCAGTGTGTAGAACTTACTGAATCTATAGAGAAGAAACTTGGAGTTTTAGAAACTCGTCAATTTAAACCCGAATTTTATTCTAACAATGTCGCACTTCAGCACAATCAAAACAAAACTCAAGGACAAGTCACAATTACAGGAGGCACTGGAGATACTTCAGTATGATGTAAAACAAGACCAAGAACTTAGAGTAACTGGTAATCATGGTATTGGGCACGAAACAGTAGAAGCAGAACTTGCTATTGGAACTGATATTGGATTTCGTATGAATCCAATGACAGGTAACTATGAATTAGTTGCTGATTTAGAGACTTGGAATCAACCAGTTCCTGTAGAAAGGTTGATGGATAAAGTAAATCAGCAGTATGCACGTATGACTTTACATAATACTGTTAAGGAATTAGGATTTAAGGTTGACGAAGAGTGGGAGATGGATGATAATAGCATTGAACTTACAGTAACGAGGTGGGTATGAGTGATGATTTGAATCGTATTGCAAATGCTCTAGAGAGAATTGCAGACTTTTATGAAAAAGGATTACATGTTGATATTGACCATGCACACATAGATGATATTGGTGAGATACATGGTGATGTAGTAACACATCCTAAACAATTTTAATGAAAAATAAAATGAATGATGGAGATTTAATAGCAGAACTTTTAACTATTACTGCTGAGTTGGGTGGAACAATGGAGAGAAGAGAAGTCTATGAAAGTACAGGTCGTCAATATAAAAAAATTGTGATTGAATATGATTCAACGGAGTGGGAAAGAAATGAGATTTAAAGCACTTGTATATGTTAGGCTAAGAGGGTCTGTATCAGATGCTGCTGGTAATGCAGTTATGAAGAATATACATATGGTTGCCCCTAATCTTGAACCACATTTATTGAGGATTGGTAAGGCAATTGATTTTTGGTTTGATGCTGAGAGTGAAGAGATAGCAAGAGAAGAAATGGATCTTCTTTCAGATAGAATGCTTTCTAATACAGTCATAGAAGATTGGAGTTATGAGTTAGAAGAAACTGAAGAAACTGGAATAGGAGATATATCAAATGACAATGCAGGTACATCTAAGCACCACTTATTTGATAAATAAAAGGTAAGGATGCTTACCCATAATGAATATTCATATAAGTCTACCACTTAATATAGAAGTTCCCAACTCTCCAGTAGAGTTTAAATTGGGACTAATGTTCAGAGAAAATCTGGAAGAAGATAGTGGTATGTTGTTTATATTTGATAGTGTAGAGCAACAATCTTTTCATATGAAAGATACTCAGATTCCTTTGGATATTGCATTCATTAAGGAAGATGGGACAATTGATAGTATTAAAGAATTAAAACCACATAACCTCATCCCAGTATATTCGGATGGGGAAATTCAGTATGCTTTAGAAGTAAATAAAGGATGGTTTGAAGAGAATAATGTAAATGTGGGTGATAAGATACTTGAGCAGGTAGTTGATAATTATAACACTTCTGATTGGAGAGATGATTTTAATCCAACAAAAATTGAATCTGTTGATATAATTAAACCAGAACCTATGGTTTCACCTAAATCAAATGTTCCTTATGAGGATTTGAGTGAAACAACTAGAATTGCTCCTAGAGTTGGAAATATAATTGATGTGTATTTGGCATGGAGAGGATCAAATTATATGCTTAAAACATTTTTTCCTCAAGTAACAACACCATCAAGAAAAGAAATTAGAGACCAAGTTCATAAAGTATATCCAGGTGCTAAGATATGGAATTATCAAGTGTCTACATATAAACCAGGTGATCCTTTATTAATGAATTGATATGCCAGTACAAGACCAAGTATATCTAGGCAATCCGCTTTTAAAAAAAGCGAATGTTCAGCAAGAATTTACCAAGGATCAAATCCTTGAGTTTATGGCATGTAAGAATGACCCTGTATATTTTGCAAAGCAACATGTAAAGATTGTGAGTTTGGATGAAGGTCTTGTACCTTTTCAACCTTATGATTTTCAGCAAAAATTAATAAAAAACTTTCACGATAATAGATTCAATATATGTAAGATGCCTCGACAGACTGGTAAGTCTACAACGTCGGTATCATACCTTTTACATTATGCAGTGTTTAATGATAATGTAAACATTGGTATTCTTGCTAACAAAGCAGCAACTGCCAGAGACTTACTAGGTAGATTGCAGACTGCTTATGAGAATTTACCTAAATGGATGCAACAAGGAATCATATCATGGAATAAAGGTTCACTGGAGTTAGAAAATGGTAGTAAAATATTGGCAGCATCAACTTCTGCTAGTGCTGTTCGGGGTATGTCTTTCAACATCCTTTTCTTGGATGAGTTTGCTTTTGTTCCCAATCACATCGCTGAGTCTTTCTTTGCTAGTGTTTATCCTACTATTACTTCTGGTAAAAGCACAAAAGTAATAATGGTTTCAACCCCTCACGGGATGAATCATTTCTATAGGTATTGGCACGACGCAGAGAAAGGTAAGAATGAATATGTACCAACTGATGTTCATTGGTCAGAAGTTCCAGGTAGAGATTCTGAATGGAAGAGACAAACTATTGCAAACACATCCGAACAACAGTTTAAGATTGAGTTTGAATGTGAGTTTTTAGGTTCTGTTGATACTCTTATTGCACCAAGTAAATTAAGAACTTTAATATATGAACAACCAAGAACTACTAGTGCTGGATTGGATGTATATGTTGATCCTCAAAAAACTCATGATTATGTAATAACAGTTGATGTAGCAAGAGGAGTATCAAAAGATTATTCTGCTTTTGTAGTTATTGACATAACTGAATTTCCGCATTGTGTAGTAGCAAAGTATAGAAATAATGAAATTAAACCTATGCTATTTCCAAGTGTTATTGAAGAAGTAGGTAAAAGTTATAATGACGCATTTGTTTTATGTGAAGTGAATGATGTTGGAGATCAAGTAGCATCTATATTAAACTTTGATTTGGAATATAAAAATTTACTTATGTCTTCTATGAGAGGAAGAGCAGGACAGGTTGTTGGTCAAGGATTTTCTGGTAAGAAGACTCAATTAGGAGTTAAGATGTCTAAAACAGTTAAGAAGGTAGGTTCTCTTAACTTAAAAACATTAATAGAAGAAAATAAACTTCTGTTTACTGATTATGATATTATGAGTGAATTGACTACATTCATTCAGAAAAGTAATTCATTTGAGGCAGAAGAAGGATGTAATGATGACCTTGCTATGTGTTTGGTAATATATGCATGGTTAGTGGCACAAGATTACTTTAAGGAACTTACTGACCAAGATGTTAGAAAGAGATTATATGAAGAGCAAAAGAATCAGATAGAGCAAGATATGGCACCTTTTGGGTTTCTTAGTGATGGTGTAAGTGGTGAGGAATCGTTTGTGGATAAGGATGGGGATAGATGGTTTTCAGATGAATATGGAGATAAAGGTGGTGGAATGAACTATATGTGGGACTATATGTAAGGTGTTCACGAATGATTCATGCATTTTTACCCCCTGAAAATAAAGTTTTAAATAAATAATTTCACGTTAAACTGAGAAATTCGGAGACAGAAAACATGGCGACTCCTCAATTATCTCCTGGTGTACTGACTAGGGAGGTTGATTTAACAGTAGGGAGAGCTGATAATGTATTAGACAACATAGGAGGCATTGCGGGACCATTCCCACAAGGTCCAGTTGACGACTTGGTGAATATAACTACTGAACAGGAACTTATCAATACATTTGGTAAGCCCATTTCCACAGATGCACAGTATTCTTACTGGATGAGTGCTGCATCTTATCTTTCATATGGAGGAGTTCTTAAAGTAGGTAGAGCAGATGGCACTACACTTAAGAATGCTAATGCTGGAGTTGGTCAAGCATCCGCTTCACTTAAGATTAAAAATTACGACGACTATTTAAACAATTTTACAGAAGCAACAAACTTTGTATTCTCTGCAAAGACTCCTGGTACTTGGGCAAACAGTCTTAAGATTTGTACTATTGACAACTTAGCAGACCAAACACTTAATTTTGCTAGTGTTAACTTAGCAGGTCTTGGTGCTACTGTTGGATACGGTATAACACAAGCAGTTACAGATGTAGTACTTCCAGGAACAGGAAGCACATCACTCTTCAGTGGTTACATTAAAGGTATTATAACTGGTGTTACTACAAGTGCTACTGCAGGTTCAAGTGCAGTACAAGTTAAAGTTGTAGAAAGAGTTGATTCTGCTGGAACTGCCACAGCAATCGATTATGCAGAAGGTGCTTCATATGCATCATTTGCTACTGGTAATGTTGTATTCCATAAGGCAAGTGGTGCTGTTGTAGGTACTGGTGCAACTGCAGTAACTGCTACTGCTGACTGGTACGATGCACAAACTCTTGGGTTAACTAACTCAACAGTTTATTGGAAGTCTATTGCTGCAAAACCAACAACTAACAAGTATTCTCTTGATAGAAGTGGTAAGAATGATGCTACTCACGTAGTAATTGTTGATGATTTAGGAGAAGTAACAGGAGTTACAGGATCGATTCTTGAGAAGCATACATATCTTTCTAAGGCACTTGATGCTCAGTCAGATGTAAATTCACCTCAGAAGATTTGGTACGAAGATTACCTATCATTATATTCTGAGAATGTATACGCTGGTGGTAATCCTGGTAGCGGTATTGATGAATATAACAAGACAGCTCCTGCTGCTGGTGGATTCACTGCTTTAGGTGGATGGACACAAGTTAGTGCTGGAGACGGTATCTGGGGTCAAAATGCTCAAGGAGTTAACTTTGCTTCAGTTGGAAATATTACATATACATTAGGAGGCGGTGTTGATTACTCTGCTGCTGGTGGACAGAAAGCTGCACTTGGTGATTTAATTACCACTTACGGACTATTCTCTAATGAAGATGAAGTAGAAGTTGATTACCTAATTATGGGTCCAGGATGTGATTCAGAAGGTGATTCACAAGCAAAAGCAAACTATGTAATCTCTATTGCAAATGCAAGAAAGGATTGTATGGCAACTGTTGGACCACATAGATCAAACCTTGTTGGAGTTTCAAATAGTGATACTCAGACAACAAATCTAACCAACTACTTTAGTTCACTAGCATCTTCATCTTATGCAGTATTTGATAGTGGATACAAGTACACATATGATAGATTCAACAACAAGTTCCGTTGGATTCCAACTAATGCTGACGTTGCTGGTCTAATGGCTCGCACATCATTAAATTCATATCCTTGGTTCTCTCCTGCTGGACAACAGCGTGGTGTTATTAATAATGCAATTAAACTTGCATATAATCCTAATAAGGCACAGAGAGATCTTCTATATCCATTAAGAGTTAACTCAATTGTTACCCAACCTGGAGTTGGAACATTACTCTTTGGTGATAAGACTGCTCTAGGATATGCATCTGCGTTTGATAGAATTAACGTTCGTCGTTTGTTCCTTACAATCGAGCAAGCATTACAGAGTGCAGCAGAAGCACAACTCTTTGAACTCAATGACGAGTTAACAAGAGCAAACTTTAAGAATATTGTTGAACCATACCTTCGTGATGTTCAGGCAAAAAGAGGACTCTACGGATTCCTAGTTATTTGTGATACCACAAACAACACACCTGATGTTATTGATAATAATGAATTCCGAGCAGACATCTTCCTGAAGCCTGCGAAGTCAATCAACTATGTTACTCTTACTTTCGTTGCTACACGCACAGGCGTTAGTTTCGAGGAAGTAGCAGGTCGAGTTTAATTCTAATTTCTAAATAACACAGGAGGATACCTACTAATGGCCCTAGCAAACAGAGAAAATCGCACAGTATCGGATTTTAAATCTTCGTTACTGGGTGGCGGTGCAAGACCCAATCTCTTTGAGGTTGTATTTACAGAGTCTTCAATGGCAGGAGCTGCACCTTGGAGTGCAGAGAACTTTAAGTTCATGTGTAAAGCATCATCTTTACCTGCTTCAAATATAGCAAATATAGATGTTCCTTTCAGAGGAAGAATCTTTAAAGTTGCTGGAGACAGAACAATTGAAAACTGGAGCATTACAGTAATCAATGATGAAAACTTTGCTATAAGAAATGCTTTTGAAGATTGGATGCAAGTTATTTCTAGATTAGAAAATAATTTAGGTGCAACTAACCCACAATCATATATGAGAAATGCTGATGTTTTCCAATTAGGTAAAGGTAAGTCAGGTAGTACTACTGTAAGTACACCAGGTAGTAAGGATAGTGGTGGTGGTGCTGGTTATGGCGGTGCTGATGGTACAGTAGCTGCATTAGCAAGATACCAATTCCAAGATA